CACATGGGTGCATCTCAGTTAGGCCACGCATGCGACCGCTGGCTTTGGCTTCAATTTCGACACGCAGTTATTGAGCGTCATAGCGGTCGCATGCTTCTTCTTTTTCGTAGAGGACACGAAGAGGAGTCTAGAATTGTTGCGCACCTAAAAAAAGTAGGAATATCTGTAAATAATACAGGAGAAGATCAGATTTCATTTGACTTTGGATGTCATGTCAAAGGCTCTTGTGACGGAGTGATAGATGGAATCAAAGGATTTATTGAAGAACGGCTTATTCTTGAGTGCAAAACGCACTCAGAAAAATCATTCAAAGACTTAAAGGAAAGTGGAGTAAAGAAGTCTAAGCCAATGCATTGGGTGCAATGCTGCGTCTATGGATTTGGTGCTGGATGCAAATATGCACTGTATTTTGCAGTAAACAAAAATACTGATGAAATATATATTGAGATTCTTGATTTAGATTTTGATGTAGCCATTTCCGCAATTGATCGCGGAAAGCGCATTGCGCTGGCCGAACGGATGCCGGAGCCATTGAGTGCAGACCCGTCATGGTACCAATGCCAGTATTGTCTAGCGCACTCCATGTGCTTTGCAAAAGAGCCTACAAAATGCGTCAACTGCCGCACATGCGCCCACTCCACGCCGAAACCAGATTCCACATGGCGCTGCGAACGTCACCAGGCTGACGGTATCCCGGTCGAGTGGCAGCGCAAAGGATGCGATAGCCATGTGATACATCCTGATCTGGTTCCGTGGAAGCAGAAAGACGGTTTAGACGAATGGACGGCGGTATATGAGATTGACGGCAAAGACGTTGCAAATGGCGCGCCGCGAGCTGGTGTTTATAGCAGCGCGGAATTGCTTGCCAATCCTGCTTTGTGTGCCAGCGGCCATCAGTTTGTAGAGGCCGTGAGGGATCAGTTTGGCGCATCAATAGTTGGATGAAAAGAAGTAAATTATGTCATCAATGCAACTCAGAGAATATCAATCAAGATCAATTCATCAGTTATATGATTGGCTGAAAAACAATGACGGTAATGTTTGCATGGTTCTTCCTACTGGCGCAGGAAAATCAGTCATTATTGCAGAAATCGTGCGAGATGCTTTGCAAAATTGGCCAGAAACCAGAGTTTTGATGCTGTGTCATCAAAAAGAACTTTTAGAACAGAACGCTGAAAAGATGCGCCAGCACTGGCCTAATGCGCCAATGGGCATTTACAGCGCCAGCATTGGCCGCAGATGTTTGAGTGAACCGATTACGTTTGCTGGCATCCAGTCCGTGCGGAATAAATCAAGCGCAATTGGCCACATTGATTTGTGTATTATTGATGAGTGCCATCTTGTAAGCCACAAAGAAGAAGGAGGGTACAGGACGCTGCTTAGTCAGTTAAAGGCAATCAATCCGACCTTGCGCGTGATAGGCTTAACCGCAACTCCTTACAGGTTGGGCCACGGCCTAATCACGGACAAGCCCGCGCTGTTCGATGATCTTATTGAGCCTGTCACAATCGAGGAGCTTGTTTATAAGGGATATCTGTCTGTTCTGCGGTCAAAAGTCACAAGCCTAAAATTGTCAGTAGAAGGCGTGCATAAGCGCGGCGGCGAATACATCGAAAGCGAATTGCAGGCTGCGGTCGATACCAATGACAACAATGTGCAAGTTGTCAGCGAAATCATCCGGTTTGGCGCAGATCGCAAGTCGTGGCTGATTTTTTGTGCGGGCGTAGATCATTCGGAGCACATCGCAGAATTGCTACAGGAAAACGGCATCATTGCTGAATGCATAACCGGCAAGACGCCAAAGGCAGAGCGGGAAAAAATACTAGCCGCATTCAAGCGTGGCGAAATTCGCGCATTGACTAACGCGCAGGTTTTAACGACAGGATTTGACGCGCCTGGCATTGATATGATTGCAATGCTGCGACCGACTATGAGCGCCAGTTTGTATTGTCAAATGGCAGGCCGAGGCCTGCGAATCGCGCCAGACAAAAAAGACTGCCTAGTCTTGGACTTTGCCGGAGTCGTGCAAACGCATGGCCCAATCACGGCAATCAAACCGCCAAAGCGAGGCGGCGATGGAACTGGCGAAGCGCCGGTAAAAGTGTGCGATGAGTGCGGCGAATTGGTGCATCCGTCTGTCATGATCTGCCCGGAGTGCGGAACGCAATTTCCAGAGCCGGTTAAAAAGGTTTTGCACCTGCGTGACGATGACATTATGGGCAACGAGCGCAGCACGCTGGAAGTCACATCCTGGGGCTGGCGCAAGCATACAAGCCGCAGCAGCGGCAAGGAAATGCTTGCCGTGACTTACTACGGCGCACTGTCAGATAAGCCGATCACGGAATATCTGCCTGTGGCGCACGATGGCTTTGCGGGGCAGAAAGCAATGCGGGAGCTTGTCACAATTGAGCGTAACGCCGGAGCGCAAATTACCGGCACAATCGCAGATGATGGATGGCTAGATAGTGCGGCAGCTAAGATGGCGCTATCACAGCCGCCAGCATTGATCGAGTATCGTATGGAGGGGAAGTATCCCCGAGTCTTAAACAGGGAGTGGAAATGAGCAGACCAACAGAGCCGGAATACTTGGTGCAGTGGCGCGAATGGATGCGCGCAGGCCCGCCAAAGTGCTGCCATACCTGTGAACATTATTCACAGAATGGCGAGTGCTGGCAGTACAAAATGACACCGCCGCAAGCGTTTGCGGATAGTGTTGGAGAGTGCAAGGACTGGATACCATCTATTCCGTTTTAAGGCCATTGCAATGACGAAAAAAGAAAAGCTGGAGCTAGAGCGATTGCAGCGATTGCTTGAGGCAGAACGAGAACGATCTGAAAAGGCGTGGTCAGGCTATCGCGACGCTCTTTATGAGCTTGTCGATCTGAAAATGAAGCTAGAAAGAATAGAAAAGGTTTTGCATGGCGACGAATGACACCCCATCCGAACACGCCGAACAGCGCGAATTTGTGAGCTGGTTCCGCAAGCGCCATCGCGGCGTGCGAATAATTGCTATCCCAAATGGCGGCCAGCGCAGCATTGCCACCGCCGCACGACTGAAAGCGGAAGGAGTAATGGCCGGAGTGCCAGACTTGTTTATTCCTGCCTGGCGCGTCTGGGTTGAGATGAAACGGGAAAAAGGCGGCACGGTTAGCGCCGATCAAAAGGAGTGGATTGCTTATCTGACCGAGTGCGGCTATCGCTGCTTTGTAGCGCGTGGCGCAGAAGATGCAAAGCGCCAGATCATCGAAATAGAGGATGAGGCGTAATCAGCCGCTGGCCGCTGGTCTGGCAGATCACTATCTGCGCCGTTTGCTGCCGCCCGGAGCGGATAGCAGCTAGCCGTGAAGGATCGTCGGAACTTAGCCCTTCCGACACGTGCCGGGCTGCACGTCATGTATGGGCTGTGGTCAAATTATAACAGAAACAAAAAATTACATTCAAGATGAAAAAAATGCATTTTTTTCTATATCATTGAGCCATCAACACAGCAAAGGAGGGAAACATGACAACAGAAATCAGGGGCTTCGGCCCGTACACGGTACACGGCTACGAGCTGGAGGGTTCATACGAATTTGAGCCCGAAGAACGCGGCACATACGACACACCGGAATACGGCCCCGTCGTAACCATCACCAAGGTGTTCATCGACGGCTCCAGCAGCAACGCGGTGGATTTGATCGACCCCAGCGTCACGCAATACCTCGAACGGCGCATCTTGAACGAGTTGCCGGATGGCACAGACGCCGACTACGACGAAGGCCCGGCGTTCGATGAGTGGCGCTTTGACAGGGAGGCAGCATGACACGCGAAGAAGCAATCAAAAACATCATCGAGGAAAACATAAGGACAGCCCGCAATTTTCTAACGGAGTCTGTAGACACAGATAAAAGCGAGTCAGTCCGTGCGCTGTATGTCGAATTGGCGGCAAAGCGGATTGATTTGGTATTGGCTTTGATGCAGAAGGAGGCAGCATGAACACCCGCAAATATTCCAGAACGATGGCCGAGGCGTTCGGCCCGTACACCAGCAATCAATTGGAGCCAATGCCTGACGACGACGTTACAGATGTGGCCTTGGTGCTGGAATGCGTGGCAGCCGTGGCGCTGACTGTGCTGGCGATTGTCATGTGGGGGTTGGCATGAGCATGCCGTTTATCGCAGACCCACAGGCTGCATCAGACAAAGAGGCCCGCAGGCTGTGCAGGTTGGCATACAAGACAGGAGGCAAGGTGCCGTATGGACTTTCGCGGCTTCTTGAATTGAAGCTGTCATTGAAAGTCGTCCTGGCGATCTATAGGGGGCCAGCATGAGAGATCCACGCAACGAGCGCGAGGCATACGCCGCACTGTCTCGCACACAGCACAAACAAGCGCCAGCGCATCAAGCGCAGAAAAAAGTTTTTTCAAATCGGCAATTTTCGTTGGTTTGGTGATAACATTAATTTTCGTTTTCTGGAGATTCTAAAATGTCACAACAGTGGGAAAGCTCACACACACAAAAGGCGCTTCTGATGCGCGCAAACGGCGCATCATTTAACACCATTGCAAAGGCGCTTGGCTTTTCAAAAAACTCTGTTATCTATCGCATCAAGCAAACCGATCCAAACCACACGCAGACTAAATCAATTATGTCTGATTCGGAGGTACAACAGTTGCACAACATGATTGATGAGGGATATGGGTCACGCGCAATTTGCATTGCGCTAGGCCGCAGCTTTAACACGATCAAAGATCACGCCAGAGAATACCGCGCCAGCAAAGGTATTGTTTTGCCGAAGCGTTTTGAATGGACAGAGGAACACAAACAGCGCGCAATCATGCTGCGGAACCAAGGCCACACGCACAAAGAAATAGCTGCCGATCTTGGCTGCTCCAGAATGTCAGCCGCGTGTTTTCTCGGGAATCAGCAACGCAAAGCGCAACAGCAAACAGATGCGGTGCAAGAGCCTGTGCAAATTGTGCAGCAGCGCACCATCATGAATAGCACCATGCGCGAACCGTTGCCAAAAGGCGGATGGGTTCCGACAAGACCTGGCGCAATGGACTATGCGCGAGTGCCAAGCAGGGGGTTTTGATGAGCAATGCATTCACCAAAAAGCCAGACATCAGCGCATGGCTGAAGCAAGAGCAATTTGCCCAGCGCAGCCGCATCAACGGGCAGGGCGGGCCGAAGAATAAAAACGCGCATATAAAGATCAATCCCAATCAAAAGACTTTCAACCGGCAAATCAAGGAGAAATGAATGAAACAAAACATTGAACGGATTCAAAAATGGTCATACGACGTTGGCATCTACGAACACAGCACCACGCAGGCGCAGGCATTGAAAGCAGTTTCGGAGATGGGCGAGGTGGCCGACGCCATCATCAAGCGCGATTTGGCTGCTCTGGAGGACGGCATTGGTGATGTGATCGTGTGCCTTGTGAATGTGGCCTACATGAGCGGCATTGACATCGAGGATGCGTTTGCGAAAGTGACGGATGAAGTCACGGCTCGGCGTGGCCGGATGGTGGCCGGCGGCGCTTTCGTGAAGGATGCGAAATGACAGCACACAAACACACAGCACTGATGCTGCAATATGCGCAGGATTGGGCAGAAACAGATACGCCGTGGAAACGCTGGGAGGTTGCCGCACCTGGCGACAAGTTTGTCTCACTATATAGTCACCCGTACTGGGGCGAAGAATACGAATACCGCCGCAAGCCCCGCACCCTGACGTATAGCGTGACAATACCGGAGCCGCTGCGAAAAGCGCCGGAAACGGGTTCGTGGTATTGGATAGCAGAAACAGCCAGCGATGACTTTACCTCGCGTGTTGAATGGGAGGGGGATGGTTGTGATCGTAGTTGGCTCAAACGCGGCCTGTGCTTTGCCACAGAGGCAGACGCAATCGCGGCGGCGAAAGCGATGATGCCGTTTAAGGAGGAAGCATGAAAGGCAGAACGAGATGGTTCCAGCGGCAGGTTCATCATCCCATGCGTACCGGATTTTACGAATGCTCCGTACATATTTCAAGCGCCGTGCCACCGCTGCGATGGTTACTTGAGTGGGATGGAAATGGGTTCTTGGTTCCGATCCCGATGGTAGTACTTAAATGGCGCGGTTTGACGAAGAAAGCATTTACCAAAGCAACAGGAGAAGCCACATGACAACAAAAGACGAAGCATTGCGGCTGGCGCTGGAGTGGATCGAGGCGCAGCCTGAGCCACGCATGATCGGCGCAGCAAAGGTTGTGCAGTCCCTCCGCGCAGCACTGGCGCAGAAGGATGAGCAGGCACTGCATGCTGGGGCAGCGGTTCCGAGCGAGGCTATTTCTCTATCCGGGGACGCGAAGCTGGCGCACGATCAATGTCGTGCTGTCGCGCATCTCGCAAACTCGTTTGCTGAGGTGTATGCTGCTCGCGCGGCAATCGTTGCGCATGACGCAAAGCTTTCAGACTTGATAGGCGATGCAAGCGCATCAGCAATGGAGTGGCTTGGCGACGAACTGAACGCCATGGACGCCGCGACCGAAGATGATGGGTGGTTAGACCCAATTTTTGAGGCCGCACAAAAACGGTGGCCTCAACAGCCACCGCGCAGGCCACAGAAAGATGAGCAGGAGCCGATAGGCGAAGCACATGCATATGATTCAGCCACGCGATACACGCACTGCATCTGGGATGCGTATGTTGTGCCCGTTGGAACAAAACTCTACACCGCCACACCCAAGCGCCAGCCGCTGACGGATGAGCAGATCAAGGGGTTGATTGAGGATGGCGTGTTTTTCGGCAACTGCAAAGAGATTGTCCGAGCCATCGAAGCAGCACACGGAATAGGAGCAGAGCATGACGCAAGATGAAATCATCCGCATGGCGCAAACGTGTGGGTTCAGCCGCGAAGACCACCACGCTATATACGCCATGCTTGTGCGCTTTGCCGCCCTGGTAGCCGCAGCCGAGAAAGAGGAATGCGCGAAAGTGATGGACAATATGGCCGCACAAGACAAGCACTCAAATTACTACAAGGTGGCCGCCGCAGCAATCCGAGCAAGGGGCAACACATGAGCAATAAGCAAAAACAATCGGAGCGGCTGTACAACGAAGTTGCGCGAATCTCGCT